CCAAAGAAGAAGGCGTTCGTGCTCGTGTTGCCATCCACCGCCGCGCTCAACACAGTGTTGAGCCCAATCGCCGGGGTCCCCGTCACCGTCACCTGCACGAGCGTCGGTGTGCGATTGCCCGAGCCGCCTGGATTCGCGTAGGACGTCGCCATCAGCGGCTCGGCAGCGAGATCGACATTCAGCCGTTACATCCCAAACTCGGCGGCGGTACTCGGCCGCGCCTGCTTGGCCATCGCCAGCAACTCGGCCGATTCGCGAGTCATGACGACGTCCAGTTGCGCACTTAGGGCCTTCAGCTCGGCCTTCATCGCTAAGAGTTGTTCCGCCATGTGCTCAGGTTGCACGGCATCCTGGCCGTCGTTGAGTTCCTTGCACGCGAGGGTCAAGGAGGCCGGCAGATTCATGCGCTCGTCCATCGAGACGTGCGGGAGCATGACGAACCGGCGCTTCGGCGTGATGTCCGCGCCGTACTTCGGATCGCCGCGCCAGGCCTTACTCACCGTGAGGCTGTTGAGGGCGTCGATTTCGGTCGGCGTCACCATGGATTCATCGACGCGCGTGCCGAGCCACCACGTTTCGCGGTCGAGCTTGGCTTTCGGGTGCGCTTCCTCGCCTTCGGGATGCGAAAACGGGCTAATGCCGGGTGTGTAGGCATTCGACCGGCGCATCGTGCGGTTCTGCGCTTCGACCAGTTGCATTACGGCTGCCGCCGCGCTGCCGCCGCCAGAGTTGATGGCGTCCAGTAGTTCTTTCAATTGGGGGCCGGTCATCGTCACCGCCGGCCCCGTATTTCTCGTGTCCATGGGAACCCTTTCCTCTGAGGCCGCCGCGACGGCCACAATTCCGCCGCGACGGCCTCCCGCGCTCGGGCGCTCAGTCGATGAGGATAAACACGGCCTGGTTGCGGCCATCGACGCCCGTCACCAGCATTGTGCCGACGACCGGAGTCGCCGCCGCCGCGCCGTCAATGACCGCCGCGCCGGCGGCCGTGCCGGGCACGACAATCGCGAGGCCCACGTCGGGCGTGCCCGCAATGAGCGCGACCCCGGCGCCCCGCGTCTGAATCCAGTCGTACTGGTTCGCCGGCGTGGCCGAGGTCGCGACCCCGACGCACGCGCCCGTGAGCGTGGTGATGGGATTCTGAATCACCCTGCTGTAGGGATTCGCGACCAGGTCCACTTTGCTCGTCGCGACGACCAGCCCGACGTCAATCGGCTGGCTCAGCGTGAGGAGGAGCGCGGCACTGGCATTGGCCGCCAGGTGGGACGCAATCTGGTACTTGAGTCCCGCGCCCGGGCCGCTCGAAATGACGGCCCAGCCGCCGGCATACTGGTTGGCCGTCGCCGCGGTCGCGCCCAGCACGACCGTGAAGGACGTCGCGCCGATATCCACCGTGGTCCCGCCGACGGGCGCGAGGTTCTGATGGAGCGCCACTTGCGCGGGCGCTTGCAGCCAATTCCCCGCGACGAGTGGCGCGACCCCGGCCTGAACATACCGATACGTATTGCCAAAGCTATCGACCGCTTTGGTGCCGAGCGTGTGCTTGGCCGTGGTCGACGACGTGCCGAGCCCTTGTCCAAACGACTGTGCATCGCCAGTAAGTGAGAGTGCCATGATGTCTACTCCTGAAGTGGAAAGTGGCGAGGCTCAGCCCGCGCAGTTGTAGACCACGCCGAGGTAGCGGGGTCCGTTGAAGCCCAGGTTGCCGAAGGTGTACACCTTCGTCACTTCAGTGAGCTGATTGGCCGGGTCGACCGGGGGCATCATCTTCATCCACGCGCCCGAGAGCACCGTGAACTTGATGGCCTTTGGATTGAAGAACCGCACTTCATTGGCCGGCGCGTCCTCGTCGTACATCAAGTCGCACTTGCCCTTGAACTGAATCGCGTCGTTGAGGAAGCCGATGTCGCCGCCGGTCGCCTTCGCGCCGCGTTCAATCTTCTCGACCGCGACGAGCAAGCCTTCATACGCGGCGAAGGTCGTCGCATCGGTGATGGCCGCCGTCGGGACCATATCCACGCCGCCCAGCGAGCACTGATTGAAGGTCGTCGTCATTGCCTGGCGCAGGTTGTCGTAGATGACAGCGGTTTTCGCGCCCGAGTTGGCGCGATTGCGCGCGAAGGTAAAGAGTGCGCGGTTGACGCCGCCGACGGTGCCCGTGGTGGGATTGTTCGCGATGAGCCGCGTGACCCCGTCGAAATTGTTGCCTTGGCCATCTCCGGTCCACGCCTGCCGGTTCATCACCGCCGTCGCCGTGTCTTTGGCGTTTTCGAGCTTAGCCGCGATGACATCAAACTTCTGTTCGCCTTTGTTGCGGGCCGTCTCCAACGTGGAGATGACGACCGTGCCGGCGCAGATGCGCTGGTTGAACTGGAAGGCGTCAAAGGTATCGATGCGGGTCGTCGGGATGGTGTCCATTTCGGCAATCATCCCGAAGTTGGTGTTCTCGGCGTATTCGATGGGGTACTCGAAGATGCGGCCCCCGGTCACGTCTTCCTTGAAGCCGGTATAGCGCGCCTTCCCATTGCCGTCAGGGTCGGCGAGCATCCGCAAGAGCGCGCGGCTGTTGAAGACGTTGTTGGTGGGTCGGCCCGTGCCGACAATCGATTCAAACGTAGACGCAATGAGTTGACCCAGGTTCGGATCGGCCATGGTGGAAAACTCCCGGAAGACCGACGCGCTAGAACGTCACGCCGAATTCCGCCGCCTTCTCGCGAAGGATGTCGGCCGTCGTGCGTGGGCTCGTGGGACCGCTGTCGGCGGTCGTGCGTCGGGTGGGCGAGAGCGACGAGGTCGCCGCGCGCCCTTTCTGATTGAGTTCGTCCACCACCGCTTGCCGGATCTTGGTGTCACGCGTCGGCAGGTAGTGCTCCTTGTAGGCGCGCAAGTACGCCCCTTGGAGCCCGTACCGCTTATCGTTCGTCATGATCTCCGCAATCTTCGGCCGCAGCTCGTTGAACCCTTCCATCTCGGCGACTTCCGCAAAGTCCGCCCGCGCGCGGGCATCGATGCGGCCGAGGAAGGCTTGGTGTTCCTGCTGTTGCTGTTGGTCGCGGAAGGGCTGTAACTCTTTGGTGACGTTGCCCTGGATCTGACTGAGGAGCCACTGGTCCCGACGGGCTTGCTGTTCGGCGCTGTAGGTATGGGCAATCTGCCCATTCTCCAGTTGAACCGCAATGTCGGGTTGTGGCTGTTCGGTCGGGGCCGGCGACGACGCGCCAGTCGGCGCGGGTCGCGCGGCTCCGTTCTGACCGTTCGGTACGAGCTGATAGCCCAGTTCGCCCGCTAGGTTCTGGAGGAACCGCTGCGGGTGGCTGGTGAGGTCTTTCAGCGTCGGGACGAGGGTCGAGAATTCGTCCGGGGTGAACTCACGTTTCAGTTGCAGCCAGGGGCCGTGTTCCTGTTCAAAGGCCGCACGCGTTTCCTGGGCCACCTTCTCGCGGGTGCGCTCCAGAATCTTCTTGTGGCGATCGACGGGAATCGGACCGACCGGCGGGGTGGACAGGTCCGCATCCGGGTCAGGTGCCGCCGCTATCGGTGGCGTCCGAGGGTCAGGTGATCCGGGGGGTACCGCTGGCGAGGCGGCGGGAGCGGCCGGGCCGCCTGGGGTGGCGGGCGCATTGGGCGTCGGGGGTACCGAGGCTGTCTGCGCGGCGGCCCCAGACGAGAGGGCCTGCACGATATCGCCGTGAGAAGACAGCGGAGCCGGGGCGGCCGATGTCGCCGAACCCGTCGAACCAGTGTCTTCCACGTCGGGAAGAATGCGCTATTTCAGGGGGAGGTGTCAAGAATTTGACACTTACCGTCATGTTTTTGGCAGTGACGCGCGGAGGCCTCGGTGAGTAAGGTTACCCCTATGACGCAGGCTGATATTGAAGAGATGTTGCGAAACCTCGCGGAGACCACCCGCTATCTGCGGGAGAGCGGCCGACGCATTCGCGAGGCGGCCGAACACATCGTCGCCGTGGCGGATCACCTCCAGGAGATCACTGCGCGCACCGACGCCGCCATCACGGCGGGGTTGACGCACCTCCACGGCGAGGACGACCCCGGAGAGAGCGCGTGAGGGAATCGTTCATGTCAGGCCGTGCGCGAGGGCCAAGGCCTGGGCATGGCCGGCGACCGCGTCCGCCTGGGAGCTATAGTGCTCCTGATAGCCGTCGTGCGGACCGCCGACGATCAGCGTTTCCCAGAGCATCGGCGGGTTTCGGAGGGACCGGCGCTGGTCCGTGCCGAGAAACGTGGTCCGGACCTGCCCGCCATTCGGGAGGCGATCGAGGTGGGTGAGTTGGGGATGGTGGTGATCTATCCAATCCACCCACGTCAACAGATCGGGTTCATGATGCGGGTTCCCCGCCGCATCGAGAATGTAGGTCAGTGTCACGTCGCGCATCACGAGCCCCCCGCGTGACGCGCACGCCCCAGTGACCAAGGACATGCGCGTCACGGCCTCCGCGTCGTGGTTATTTGGGCGTCGGCTCCATGCCGTCGTCGGGCAGGGTATTATCCGGATACCCCGGCCGACCGCTTGGCAGGCTGTTGTCCGGCTTGCCCGGTCGGCCGCCCGGCAGCGTATGGTCCGGCACCAGAATCAGCCCCAAGCAGGCCAGCCACTTCACCATGTACTTGCGCCCTGGCACAATCGGCAACTGCGCGGCGTACGGCGGCAAACTATTGTCGGGCTTCTCGGTCGGGTCGTACGGAAACACCGGGAGTTGGACGGCTTGCCCGGGGGGTGGCAGATAGATGGGCTGCGACGGATGGCCGCCACCGCCATACACGGGGAGCTGCCCCGCGCTGGGGGGAGTGATGTAAATAGGCTGCGTGGGGATGCCGCCCACGCCGGGGAGCGAGTTGTCGACGTGCCCCCCATCCAAGAACGTAATGACCGCGAGACGTGATGCCATGGTTTCTCCTTGAGAAGTGAGACTAAATTGGTTGACGGACGCGGGTGGTGAAACACAATCACACATGGTGGACCCTCATGTTTGCGTGAACCGCAGCCTGCACGCGCAGACGTAGACGATTTGGTCGTCGGTGACCGACTCGCGGATGGCGGTGTCTTCCCCGATCCGCCCCCCGTAGCAAATTCGGCAAAAGAGTGTGCGGCTGAGACGGTACCGATGGAGCAGGCGGCGGTAGGCGCGGATAATGTCGGCATCGCGCCGGTCGAGCAGCACGGTCGGCATGGCGGTCGGCTGGCCGTGCGCATCGAACAACATGCCGGTCGTGCGGTCGTTCTCTATCGGCTTGCTGAACGTGTGCGTCTGGTCGGTCGTCCCCACCGGCGCGCGATACTCACGCACGCCGCACCGGCACTCGACACGCACGCCGGCCGCGTCAATCACTGTGCGACACCCGCTCGGGCGATTCGCTTCCCAACACCGGTCGCACCCGAGCGTTTCGATGAGGCCGTAGCGGGCGAGCACGGCTTCGTGCGCCTGCAGAATCTCGGCCGAGTGCTGGTTGAACGGTTGCGGCGGGACGGGGAGGTTCGCCGCTGCCACCTTGGCCGCTTCCGCCGCCGCCATCGCCTCCAAATCCACCTCGGGCCCAGTGGTGGACTCCTGCTGATTCTTCATCCGCAGGCCTCGCGCATTGAGCAGCGCGAAGTACTCGCGCTTTGTCATGTCCTGCGCGGGAATCGGCTCGACATCGACGTTGGTGAGACACCCGTCGGGCAATTTGTCCACGTCCCAGATCCGATCGGAGTGGACGGCCGGCGCGACGGGTGTCTTATCCTTCATCTTCCAGCTCCAGCTTCCCAGGCATCGTAGACACGTTTGTATTCAGGCCCTGGACTGCTGCCGTCCGCCGCGTACACGCGGATGAACGTCCACAACGCCACCCTCCGGGGTAGGGCCCATGCGATGAACATTGGGAACCGTTCCGTCGAGAACCAGTACCACCACGCTCTCGGCCCCCAACCACTCGTCCACAATCGCCACATATCGGCCTCTCTTGTCGCTCATGCGTCCAGCGCCCCGCGAATCGCCGTCCAGGCCTCATCGTTGGCATCAATCGTGAGCCCTTCGCCGCTGCGCAACAGCAACCGAATCGTTTTATTCGGCGCATCGCCCGCGTCGGTCGCGGCATCGATGGCCGACAGGCGTACCCACACCGTACGACCGCCGCCGGTCGCGACGAGGGAGTGCGTCGAAAGCGCTTTCGCGTCCTTGTCGGCAAACGACGGGGCCAGGTCGTCAGAGTCTTTGCTTTTCGTCATCGTCCCCCTCCAATTTGATGTTGCATTGAGTGCTTATTGAGCGGTTCCTGTAATTGTGCGCTACCGCCATGTTCCGTATTCGGCGCGGGTGCCGGCTCAGGCGTGGGCGGCGTGCTGGGCGTGTTCGCCGCATCGGCCAAGAGTGCCGGGTCACCGAGTTGCATCGCGAGCGTTTGCTTCACGGCCGCCGGGTCAATCTGGAAGCCCGACTGCTGAAGCAACGACACGACCATAGGGTTGGTCAGATCCTCGGCCTTGAAACTGAGCGAGATGCGCGGCTTCTCGGGTGGCGGGGCCTGTGGCGGCGGCGGTTGCTGGAGATGCCGCGCCGGATCTTCCCCAAAGGCGACATAGACGTCACGCAACCCTTCGAGCCGGTTATTAAACGGGTCATTGGCCGTGAGTTGGTACCGGTCGAGCGCCATCTTGCGTTCGGCTTGCTGGTCGAGCCGCTTGGCGCTGTCGGGCTTGACGTTGTAGACAAACTTGCCGGGCACGGTGAGCCGATTCCAGGCCTGCATCTGTTTCGCGCCCCCGGGGCCGGCCAACTCCACGTAGTCCATGTCGTCGGCGAACAGTTGGATCAACCCGCCGAGCGCCGAGACGATGCTCACGAACCAGCGCAGTACTTTGTCGCGCTCCTTATCGAGGCGGATGTCCGTCGCCTGATTCATGTACGTGAGTTCGGTCGCCGTCTTGCTGCCCTGCTCGGTGATGCCGGATTGGTTTTGCCCGAGCGCCCACGCCCGGTCGATGTCGCGCATGGAGATGTCGGAGGCAATCGAGGTGTCGCGCGGGAGGGTCGGCAGCGCAATCATCTCGATGATTTCGTGCGGGGCCCCATCCGTGAGAATGATGGACTGCACTTCGCCCTGTTCAAGTTTCGCAATCGTCGCCGGATCGATGCGGCCCCGGTCGACGCCCCGCATCGGGAGCGCCCGGCGTTTCTGCTGCATCTGAATCGTGCGCGTTTGGCTGAGTTCATCAACCGCTGGGCGCGACATTTGACAGTCGCTTTTCGGAAAGTGCGAATCCGGGGTGTACCGGAGCGTGAGCACCTTGATGGGGAACCCCTCGATGCCAAGGAGATGGCCACTCTGCGGATCGAGCCGCTGATACGGCGAATCCTCATGCACGCGTGGCGCGTCTTCGCCTTCGACGAGCACCAGATGCCGGACAATCCGCCGGTCGGTGACGGTGGGGTCGATGCGGTACGCCCAGTACCAGATTTCCGTCACGGCCTTGCCTGGCAGACCGACGTGGTGCTTGGACGTGTCAATCAGCAGGTCCTGGTCGTACTGACTGCCGGCCTCGCTGGACGGCGGATGCACGTCACTGAGGGTCGCGAGTTCCTGGTCGTCCACGAAGGATCGGAAGCCGAGCCAGTCGGCCTGCTGGTAATTGCTGCGGATGAACCCGGACGGCACGAGCAGTTTCGCGGGCGAGCCGCGCTCGATGTAGTAGCAACTGTGCGAGACCGTCGGCGGCAGCCCCGGTGCGGTCGGGGGGGTGACGCTCGCGGTGTAGCCGACTTTCACCCAGGCGAGACCGGCCGGGCAAATGACGTCGGACAAGCACTCATCGACCGCCGAGAGCACGTCGGTGTCGTCTGGGCCGAGTTTCTGATTGAGCACGGCGTTGAAGACCGGCACGGCCGCCGCGCTGTCGGGATTGCGCGGGGTGAGCACGACTTCGGGCACCTTATAGAAGAGCTGTGCTTTCTTCTGTTCGGTTTTCTCGTAATCGATATTGACCTGCGTCGTGTCGCGGAGTTCAAACCCTTGCGCCTGACGGTACCCGCCCGTGTAGCGTTTCAGGTTTTCGCGCCAGTCGGGCAGTTCCTCCTTCAACTCGTCGCGGGCGGCGGCGATTTCCCCACGCCAGAAGGCGAGCGAGCCGGGGCCATCGAGCGGCAAGGGGAGCCGGGTCGGATCGACCGGCGCGACCTCGGGCGCAGCGTCAGGGAGATAGTCGGGCGCAATCTCGGTGGTCATCGCAGGGCGGCCTCACGGAGTTGTTGAATGTCCCACGCGACCGAGCCTCGGATGGGCGCTTTCGGACGCGGCGTACTGGCCGGCCCAGGGCGGGAATTCGCGCCATAGCGCCACGCATCGGCCGCATGGTCGTCGCCATCGGTCTCGACGTCATCGGCATCGTGGGTGGATTGTTCCTGAATGGGAATGGTGCGCAGAAAGTAGCGGCAGGATGGGTCGACCGTGAGCCAGGGCTTGCCGTCGGGGGCCGTGCGCAACAAGTCATGGCAATTCTGCCAGCCGTTCTTCCCGCGCTGATTGTCGGCCTTGCGCATCGGCAAGCCGGCGCTGCGGAACGTCTCGACAATGGCGCGGCCATGGTCTTGGCCCGTCTTGTTCCACATGGACGGGTCGCCCGCGACGTAGCGGAGCCGACCCATCTCGCCGAGCAGCGTCCGGGTGATGGTGACCATCTTCTGCGCGACGTCGACTGGGTCTTCCTGCTGACCTTTCAACTCACGCGCGAGGTGGAGATGGCCGTCGGCCAGCACGGCCCACCACAACACGCAATACGGTTGGTTGTACCCCCAGTCCATCGACGCGAACCACTCGGTGCCGGCGGGAATGACGCGCGATTTGACGTGCCATTCCTGGCCGTGATGGAACGTCTTGAACGCGCCGAAGAACGCGCCTTCGAAGACTGACCAATCGCCTTCGAGGAGCTGACTTCGGCGCGGTTCCGGCATCTGGTCGAGGTTCTCGCGGTAGGTCAGATCGATGTACGGATTGTCGTCGACCTTGGCCTGGACGAAGGTGTGCCACTCGGGCTTGTACTTCGGGTAGGTGTCGGGATTGGGCTGTTTGGTAATGAAAAAGTCCCGCACCCAGAGCGCCCCACGCGGCCCCGGGTTACTCGCCGCCCAGACTTTCGGGCCGCCGAGCGCGGTGATGACCGCCGGGTTGCTCGTGCGGGCGCGGCTGAACAGTTCGATCATGTCGCCCTCGTCGTAGGTGACGAGTTCGTCGGGGACGATGATGTCGTATTCGCGCGACAGGTACGACTCTTTGGCCTGCTTGTCGTCCATGTGGCCGCCGACAATCGTGGCCCCCGTGCGGGGAAAGTACAGCCGCCGCTCGCCCCGGTTGTATTTCGCCCCAAACAGGTGCGCGTCTCGCTCCATCTTGAGCAGATGCGTTTCTTCGAGGTCCTTGTAGTTGGCGCGGATGATGAGGGCCGACAGATGCCGCACGCGGAGACAATAACTGTAGAGCGCCCAGCGCAGGACGTGCGACTTGGCCCCGCCGGCCGCCCCGCCATAGAGCGTGCGCACGCAGGCCCGTTGCGCTTCGAAGAATTCGACTTGCCGGGGCGTGGGCAGAAACACAAACCGGTCGGTCTCGCCCGAGCGGATGCGGATGCCCCAGGCTTCCTGGCGCGCGGCACAGGCGAGGGTGGGACACACCCATTGGCCGAGCGCGTTTTGCCAGAAGGCCTTGCCGCACCAGCAGCATTTGGCGTGGGGGTGCCAGACGATCGGGCCGTGATGCACCGGCGCAGGTGGCAGCGTGACGGTCGCGGGCACGGCCACGACCGAGGGCAAGGGCGGTTTCCAGCCTTTTTTTTTGCGTCCGGAGCCGGCGCCTCCCACGCGCGTCAGTCTACGCCGAGTGTCAAAAAATTGACAGTCGCCTGTCAAAAGAGCGTCAGTGACGGCCCGCCGTGAGTTTGGTAGCGTGGCGTCATGTCGGTGATGGTGAGCGAACTGTATAGGACCGACCTCGCGACGAAGGCGGATCTGGCCGACCTCCGGACGGCGATGGCCGAACTGAAGGCCGACCTGATCCGGGTCCAAGTGACGACGATGATCGCGATGACGGCCATCTACGGCGGGCTCGTGGCCGTACTGAAACTGTTTGCCTAATCATGACCATCTCTGACGCGCTGTCGCTCCTCTCGACGTTCCAGGCGAAGCATGGGGACGTGGACGTGTTCTTCGACTGTCCGCACTGCGGCAAATCGTTCCCGCCGAACGTCATCCAGGCGCTGGCGGTCCACCTTGGGTCGGTACCACCGATGACGCAACTCGATGTCATCGGCGGCAAGGCGACGGTGGCGACAGCAAAGACGCCATGACGCCGCGCCCCGTCGTGTATTCGTGGGACGCCACCTCGGGCGTCTCGAAGAAGCAGGCGGAGGAAGACGGGGAACAGACCGGGATCTGTCATGGCTTTGTCATGATGACGAACGAGCCGACGCTGTCGGCGATTGTGGAGACGGAGGAGGGCCAGATCTGCCTGCCGGATGCTGTGAATTGTCGCTTTCTCGACGTGCGCGACGACGATCCGCCGGTGGACTGGCAACGCACGCGATTGCAGAAGTTGGGCCTTCTGGCGGCACTCCCGGGGCGGCGCGGTGCGCATCCCGTCGCACCCCTACGGCCACTGAGCCCCGTATGAAAACCACCCTGCGCCTCGCCCCCCACAGCATCCTGCCCGGCGCGCAAGTGATTGAACTCTGGTACGGCGCGGAGTTCATCGGGCAAGTCACCGGCGCGGACGGCCGGGGGGTGCGCGTCGTCTCAAAGTACACGCTGCACGTCAGCGCGGTCGATCCCGAGCGCGCCACCCCGATCCACATCCTCGACGTGCGAATCACCACCGGGGACGCCTGACATGGATCGCCGCTTCCAGTGTGGCGACTTCGTCAGCGTCCACGGCACGCGCAAGGAGGCGATGGTCGGGCTCGTGAGCGAGAACGGCCGGTCCCTGATGCTGCTGTTCGACGGCGGGCTGTACTGGCCGGGCGAGAAAGGCGGCTACAACGGGGCGATGCCGCTCCTGGACGACGGCACCTACATCGAGCTGATCAACCACCGCCCGGTTGGGATCGAGCGGCACCCGTGATCCGACAGCAGCAGGTCCTCGCGAAAGCGCGCAAGCTCCTGGAGGCGCTCGTCGAGCCGCACGACCTGCGCACCCGCGACGGCGAGCACGCGTGGCGCGAATGTCGGTGCTGCCTCGCCCGCGAGGAGCTGGAGCGGGACTCGGCGGTCAAACTGTGGCGGGCGATCCTCGCCGAGCTGGACCGCCGGGACGACTGAGGCAGGGCAGGGCGAGCAGCGCGCCCGGCCCGTGGTCGCCCTGATCAGGTGGCTGATCCCCCCGGATGCCCCCTGGCCGCCGTTGCTTTGCCCGAGGAGACGCCATGCACGACGTGAACCCTGTCGCCCACACCGCCCAGGTCCACCACCAGCTCCGCACGTTCCTGCAGACGACGCTGGCCGACGAACATCCCGACGACCTTCTCTCCGCGCTCCTCTTTGAAGCCGTCAGCCGCCTCGCGCAAGACGCCCAGACGCACGCCGAGGTCTACGCGAGCCTAAACACCTGGTTCGAGACCGCGCTCACCCAAATCGAACGCTTTGGCGTCGGCCACCCCCATCCCTGATGGCGACGACCCTCTCTGACGCGCTGCGCGACAAGATCCGCACGGTCCTGCGCGCCCAGCGGTGGACCCAACGTGAGTTCGCCCGACGACTCGGCGTCACCCAAGGGGCCATCAGCTACTTGCTCGCGGGGAAACGCCGCCGTGACACCTTGGAGGCCTATGCGGACGTGGCGGACGTCCTGGGCGTGTCCTTGAGCACCCTGATCGCGGACTTGGAACAGCGGGTCGGCGCGACCGACCCCCCAAGGGGGGACCGCTTCCTCGTCGCGGAGTTGTCGAAGAACTGGATCGGCGGCCTCGAAGTGATGCCTGGCTCCGGTCTGATCGCGCAACAATTCGAACGCGTCCTCGCCCACCACCACGCGCGCGGGTACCGGCTCCTCACGTTTCAACTCCATCGCCTCATGACGCAACCGGACGAACTGAACGAAACCATCCTCGCCGTGTTCGAACGCCACGCCGACCTGACACCCTCGCGTCAAGTTTTTGACACTCTCCGCTAAACGTGCTAGCCTGGAGCCAGAGCGGCGTGAGAAACCCCCTCGGAAAGATCTAGATCTCCGGAGAGGAGTAAGACCGCGCGAGGGCGCCGGCAGGCCCTAAGCGCGGGCGCGACCACCCCCCGGGCACGGGTGCGGAGCAGCCGCATCAGCGCGCACGGCTGCGCGGGGGCAAGCGCAGCGGGTGAGGCCCCGCCGCGCCGGCCCGCGCGACGCTCCGCTCCGTTCCGCTCCGTTCCGTGAACCCCCCGTCTTTGACTTACCCCTAGACAAACTACGGGAAGCCTCACGCCTCCTGCACCACCCCCCCCTTCCATACCGCCTGCCGATCCCGCATCTCATACCCCAACCGGTGGAACGCCATATGATCCCCCTTGCTCGCAAACACCCACAAATTCTCCACCGCATTGTGCCGATCGTCCGTGTCCACATGGTGGACCACATACCCCGGTAACAGCGGAAACCCACACGCCTCCACCAGGGCCCGCGCCACGCGCTGGCCCTGCCGCCACTGCACATACCGCGGGTTATAGATAGCCCGGTGATAACACCGAGGCGAACAATACCGCTCGTTCCGCGTCTGCCCCCCACAGTGCGCACACGCCATCGGCGGCGCGGCCTCCCGCCCCCGCCGACGCGGCACCACCCGCGCGGCCTTCAACACGCGCGACACATACCCATACGTGCACCCATGCGCCCCCGCGACTTCGCGCACCGTCCGCCCCAACTCGTAGTCCACCACCATCGCTAACCGGTCAATCCCCTTATTCATCCCCCACCTTCTCGTATTCAGAAAAATCCCCACCCCCACCCCGTCACGGACCCACGCACGTCAACCCGTCCGCCCAGAAGAGACCGGACTGGCACCCACCTGGGCGAGCCATGGCCGGGGCCCAGCGGGTCCCGGGGCGAGGTCGTCCGCCGGACTCGGCCTGGGATGGTGACTCGCTCTCGCTCGCTACTCACACGCGAACACACGAGTAGCCACGAGAGTATACATGAACTCACGTCACAGATCCGATAAGAGTCCTTCTGTTTAGTTGTCGCGTATCTGCGAGAGCCCTTCTACTACAAGGGTTCGTGGGGTATTGTGAGGGTATTGGTGCGGGTTATGGTGACCGGGTTCGAGGCGTTTTCGTTGCTATCCACTACATCTAGTGGTGCGGGAAGTCTAAGACTCTGCGACACTCCGGCAATACTCACGTCACCCGAGCCTACCACAACAGTAATCCCTTGGTTCTCGGGGTCGGGAGCAATGACACCCGTAGCGATGAGCGCATCGCGCATTGGACGATGCTCTCCACGCTTTACCGCAACGGTGAAGCTGCGAATCCAATCGACGGCGGCTTGGTGGGCATTGGCTTGGAGGACACCAAGGGCGGTACTTGTGGTTGGTTGGTGTTTAGCAATCACGGCGGAGACGCGCTGTTGACTGAGTCCGGTCACGCGTGCAATTTCCGACTGGGAGATTCGTTCGGTGTGTAACCGGAGGATCGTGACGGTTTCAGCGGTACTGGTCTTCGTGTGGGGCTTGCGGGTGGGGGCTCGCTTGGTGCCGTAGCGGCCTCGGTCTTGGGGTGTGGGGCTTACCGTGTCCACGTGGGCATTCTCGCACGGGTCCAGATTTATTTCACGTCCCACCTTCACACCCCTTGACTTGTTACATTCGTTGAATGTAAGATGTCTGTGTTGGATGCATGAGGCATTTGACGGTGGCGCCTGCAGAGACGGGCGCCGAGGGAAAAGAAAGTCATGACGAAAACAGCGCGTGAAGCGGGGGTAGCGAGACTGGCGGAAGGGTTTATGGTCCCGCGCGTCTGGCAGTGTGACGTGTGGGAAATCGACGGGAATCAGGGTACGGCCTACGTGCCGGCGGCGTTCGAGATCAATTGGGAAGACGTGGATCTCACGTGTGACCATTGCGGCAAGCACATTGAGTCTGCGTATGGAGAGACCCGCTAATGGCCACGACAGCAAGCCAACGGCGCGCGAAGTGTTTTCTTGACGCGTTCGTGCGGTCTGAATTTGTCGCGAATTGGACGGCCGAACGCACGAACGAAGGCTGCTACGCGCGATCTGGGACGGACGATCGCGATCGGCACGATCGGTGCTGGGAAGCCGCCGAAGACGGCGCCGACGGCATGACGCATGCCGAACATATCAACGACTGGCGCCGAGCGCTCCCGGAGTATGTGCGCAGCATGCGACGGGGATACCGGTACGAGGCGCCAAACCGACTCATGGATGCCGTGCGGGCCGAGATTGACGCGGTAGAGGCGTGGCACCTGGCCAACGGCTCGCTCTATCAGGAAATTGGATAAAGGGTGACGGGCACGGCCGCCAGGCCGTGTTAACCCCCGAGAGCCGGTCCGAACGCCGGCCAGATCCACGCCTGTAGGGGTTCCCGCGGGCATAGACGAGGACAGAGATGACGACAGCACCACGGATGTATCGGATCATTCGGTTTCGACAGCACGGCCGGCCGCGCACGATGCGCCAACGGCTCACCTTGGAGGAAGCACAAGCGCATTGCCGCCGGGACGACACACACGGGCCTGGTTGGTTTGATGGGTACGACACGATGCGCGGCATTCCTGACCCGGACGACAATCGCGCGGAAGGTGGCCAGTAATGGGCGAGCAATTGACAGACCTGATGTCAGGCGTCACGGTCACGAGCCGGTATGGCGCGAAGACGGTGCCGACTGACGACTGGCACCGAACGGCCACCGGCTACCGCGTCACGGTCCGGTATCAGCGGCGATCGTTCACGTTTGACTACTGGCACGGAAGCGCTATCACGGAGGCGCCCGAGGACCGGCCCGCGGAGGTTGTCGACAGCCTCTTGAGTGACGCGCAAGCCGGCGACGAGTCCTTTGAGGACTTCTGCGGGAACTTCGGGTATGACACCGACTCGCGGAAGACTGAACGGACGTATCGTGCGTGCCAGCGGACCGCGCGTCACGTGCAACGCGTCTTCGGTGGCGACTACGAACGATTCATTAACGCGGAACGCGGCTAGAAGTTCTCGGGCTTCGGTCTGCCCCTACGGGGGCAGTCCGAAGGGCGATTGACCTTCCCGAACGCCTGCACGGGACTGCGGGCATCTTTGAGGACACATGACGACGTACACGCCCGAATGGGCACGAACCGACAATCCCACCGCGACGATGAGCCATACCGAGATGACGGCCTATTACAAAGCACACAGCCTCGCGGGGGACGCGCTGTTCGCGTGCCGGCCTGGCACGGACACGCCGGACGCGATTATCGCGGGCTGGGTGGCCATCCTGAACGCCCTAGACGCGCGCAAGGGCAAAGCCACGCCCGCGCTGCGCGCTGAAGGGAAGCGCCTGCGGAACTTGACGCGCGCCTGGCTGGCCGACCAGCCGCGGGACGCCCGGTTCGTGATGACGGACGACGAAAGCGAGGCGGCATAATGGCTGGCGATGCACTCGCACGCGTGACGATCTTCCGTGGGCCGGCCTCGTGGATGATCGATTTTCGCGACGATCCGACCGGGCCCGAGACCTTGGCCCTATTTGGATCGACCATCCTGCCCATGCCGTTTACGCTTGCGGCCTCGCTCGACCGCGTGGTGCTGTCGCTTCGGCGGCAACACCCAGCGATCGTGATTCGGTTCGCCGAACCGCACGAACTGGTCCGACGGGCCCGGATGGAAGCGCATATATGACGGTGGTGATTCTCTATGCCGTCGAAGAGGACGCGTACGTCATCTCGTGCGATGTGGACGCGCGCGGCGGCCGGGGGATGTTTATCCTCGGGCCGCACGCGGACGCGATGCGCTTTCCTGACGTGCGGGCCGCGCTGACCTATTGGAAGCGCCAAAGCACGGTCCAGCCGTTACGCGCGGATGGCCAACCGAATCGGCCGCTCACGGCGTTCACCGTGGACGTACTGAAACTGGAGGATTGATGGTCACTCATCCCAACCGAGGGAACGACCCGTACCGGCCGGGCCGGACGCCACGGCCGGCGGAAATTCTCGCCGCACGTGCGGCGGCCAGCCTGACACAAACCGAGGCGGCCAAACTCGTACACTCAGCGCTCATCTCCTGGCAGCAATGGGAAGCCGGCACCCGGCGAATGCACCCGGCGACCTGGGAGTTGTTCTGGCGCAAAGTGGGCAAGGCCAAGCGGCCGGCGGTGGTGCCGGACGAGACGGCGCCTGTCATTGAGGACGACATTATATGACTGAACATGATCGTCCATTGACGTCAGCCGAGCAGCGCGCCATTGAAGCCTTGGACGCGCTGGACGGCAACAACGAATCGGCGCACATCGCGGCGGACGCCATCATATTTGCCGTGCTCCACCCTGATGTCCAAGCCGCGCTCGGGCGAGCCCAAGCACAGACGGGCCCGTGGTGGTATGCCTGAGTTGAAGCCTAAAGTTGAGCGATGGACACGGATCGCGTACCGCTGTCAGCGGTGCCGGCATGAATACTCGCGTTACTCTTGCGTGCCCGGGATACCTCTTATCTGTTGGGACTGTGAAGCACGCGCGCCGAGGGAGAGCGACGGCCTACAGCGCACACAGCACGGGCGGCCAAGCCGATGACGCCAGAGGACGCGGTGACCGAGGCCGAAATCCTGGCCGCCATGCGGCGGTATGGGGATGGATTTGTGCGAGGGATTGCGCAGGCGGCGACACATGCCGAGCCGCACGACCGCGCGACCTTGCAGGCGGCCTTTCCCTCGGTGTGGGAGGCGTATCGTGTGTTGGCCCGCATCAAACGGCAGGCCGGCCCATGATTGTCGGCTTCACAGGTACGCGGCAAGGCATGTCGGCCTCGCAACGGAAGCAACTTCAGTGGGTACTCACTGAGGCGTTTCCGGTCGCTCGCGTGATTCACGGCGGGGCAGTCGGGGCTGACCGCGAGGCACACGTCATCGCAGATGACGCCGAGATTGCCACGACAGTGCATCCGGCGGGCCGTGACCCGCTCGCGCGCAACCGGCGCATCGTCGCCGAGTGCGACCTCCTCATCGCCGCGCCGCGCGAGAACCTCGAAGAACAGCGCTCAGGCACATGGGCAACGATTCGGTACGCGCGGCAGGCTGGCAAGCCGGTCGTGATGCTGAGCCGCTGATACGCTGTCCGACGGAGAGAGGACGGCCTCAGCGCCGCTACAAACGACGAACGGCCAGGTGCCTTGTGCCCTGGCCGTTTTCCTTTGTCGCGTGTCCTGGAGGCGCGTGGACGGGCCTAGAATGCGCGCCATGAGGAAGTTGGCGTTCGTGGCTCTGCTGCTCGCGCTGGCCGGCCTGGCCGTCGCCCTGTGGCACATGGGCGCGGGGTACCCGCCATGAGGGAAGCCTTGTCGCGGCGTCACAATGGCGTCACAACGACTGGGTTAACTGAATCGCTAATATCCTGCTAACTCATTGATTCTAAAGTATTCAAATAGCCTAAAGCGAATCAGTAATCCAGTGATTCGCAGTCAGGAATTTTGTTACAACATGTGACAGTGCTTAACGTATTTCCCTAATGTTTATCGGGACTAACCGTTCCGTATGGTAAACTTTTGTAACGCTACGTTGCGGCTACAACCCACAACTGCACCACAAAGGAACCGCTACATTGGACATCAAACAACAGCCGAAGCAGAACCGCACGATCGCTATGACCGAGCAATCGATTGGACAGATCGTACCGGAAGATCAACAAGTCGATTGGTTCGATCACAGCACGCCAGGGCTGTCACTCCTGGTGACACCGAAGGGCGCGCGGACGTGGTATCTGCTCTACCGCGAGGTGGGCAGGGCGCGGCGTTTAAAGATCGGCACATGGCCGGCGCTCACACTCAGCGCGGCACAGATCATCGCCCGGCATACGCGCGAACAAGTGGGGCGAACCGCGATGCACGTACGACAGATCGCCGCGCGTGCTGACCGGCCGACCAAACAGAATCGCACGATCGCGATGACGGCACGATCGATCACACAGATTCTTCCGGAAGATCAGTCGGTCGATTGGTTTGACATGACTACGCCTGGGTTGTCGTTGATGGTGACGCCAGCCGGCACGCGGACGTGGTATCTGTGCTATCGGTCGACAAACAAGTCGCGGCGGGTCAAGATCGGCCGGCTGTCTCATGCGCTCGGGTTGGCGGAAGCGCGCGAGCAAGCGGCGAAACTGCGATACCGGATCGATACACAAGGTGCCGACCCCGCGCACGAACGAGCGGAAGCGCGCACGGTATTCACGTTCGCGGATTTGGCGGGGCTCTATATGAGCCTCCACGCCAAACAGCGCAAAATCGCGTGGCAATCGGATCAGTACAAAATTGATCGGTTCCTCGTGCCGGCCTGGGGGTCGCGCGCCGTCACGTCGATTACGCGCACAGAAATCCACGCGGTCTTGGACAAAATCGCCATCAAGACGCCGATCCAGGCGAACCGGACGCAAAGCCTGATTTCTAAACTGTTCAATTTCGCGATTGATCGCGAATATGCAACGGCGAATCCGTGTTACCGGATGCCGAAACGTGGGAAAGAAACGGCACGGACGACGGTCTTGGATGATGGCATGTTGCGCGCGCTCTGGACGGTACTCAACGCGCACCCGAGCGCCGGATCGGATGCGGTGCGGCTGCGGCTGCTCACAGGACAGCGAGGCGGCGAGGTGTTCGCCATGCGCTGGGCAGACCTCGAACAGTCGGCCACCGGGGTCGTCTGGAACATGCCGACCACGAAAAACGGTCGGCCGCATCGGGTGCCGCTCTCGAAGGCGGCGGCGGCGGTCCTGACGGCGCGATGGAACGCGGGGCCGGAGGATGCCGATCGCGTGTTCCGGTTTCTGAACAACAAGGCGCGCGGGATTCGGAACATGGCGGCCATTCCCCAGGGCGCCTACCGGTGGCACGATTTACGGCGCACGTTCGCGTCGAGGCTGGCGGGCTTGGGCGTGGCCGAGGAAGTGATCAGTCGGCTCTTGAATCATGCGAAGCGCGGGATTACGGCGAGCGTCTACAACCAGTACGCGTACGACGGGGAAAAACTCGCCGCGCTCGAACGATGGTCGGCGGAACTCTCACGCATCGTCACGGGACAACCGGCCGGGGGCGCGGTGCTCGCGTTCCGCCGAGACGGCGCGCGATGACCCAGCCACGCACGAAGACATAGATCCCCACGGATCGGCTGGCCCCGCTCACCCGACCGGTTTACTGGCCTCCAGCGCCATGTGGCGGCCGATGCTGAAGCACCACGCCGCAATCTCCTTGTCGTCGGGTAACGGCTCCTGACGGCTCATGAAGCCAATTAAGGCGCACGAGGCGTAAAACTGCACGTCCGTCATGGCGTGCGGCGCTGCCCCTATCGGCGGGAACAACTGGGCCTTCATGACCGTGCGCGGCGGATCAGGCGCGTTTGGCTTGCTGGTTGGGGGCGTCGATGACTTTGGGGAGTTTGTGGCCGGAATGCGCAATGCTGGCCGACTTGTGGCGTTTGGGGAGGCTGCGTCTAAGGACGTCAAGAGCCCGGAAGTCGTCTTCGCTGAGCACGGGGAACAGGGCTCGCGCGATGACTTGGAGCAGTCCGATATCGACGACGGCAGTTGATGCGGAGAGTGTTTCACGGGATACGCTCGCTGGATCAGGAAACTCACGTTGAAGCACGGCTTCGGCTGTAGTGCCAAGTAACGGCGCTAACGCTTCGATCACCTCTAGTGTGACCCGCCGTCGACCGCGGAGGATCAGGCTGAGGTAGGACTGATGGATGCCCGCGGCCCGCGCGAGGCGGCCTTGGGTTTGGCCCGCGTTCTTGGCGGCGGCCATCAATACCCGCAAGTTGTTGAGCAATCTCACCTGGGACGGCGTGCTGACCACCGGTTTCACTTTTGCCATGCGTTAAATTTTGTTTCGGACTGTAACACGATCCATGACCTCGCGTCAAATTATTTATCTCAAGCGGTCGATTTCGCTTGTCTTTGATAGTCGTGAAGCGTAAAACTTTGCACCGTATGAGCAAAAAACGGAGCAGCCGTGAGGTGGAACCACCACCGGTTCCGAGTCTCGGACGCGTGGGGCAACTGCTCACGACCCGGGAGGTCGGACAGCGCCTCTGCCTGTCGCGCCAAACGCTCTGGCGCATGGTGCGTGAGGAGCGCTTGCCCGCGCCGATTCACATTTCGCCGATGTGTATTCGCTGGCGCGAGACGGACATTGCCGCCTGGGTGGCCGAGCGATAAGACCGCCGCCGTGATGGAGGTCGCGATTCTCATCGGCGTGGTGGTGGTGATTTTCTGGCTCGGGCTGCTCATCGAACGGCGGGCGGCCGACGACGACAAGGCCGAGGACTAGCGTATGAGACTCACCCTCATCGACTTATCATCGTTAGCTTTTCCCATCTGGCACATGGCCGGGTCGGACCCGAACCCGAACGCCGTGTCCGACCAGCTCGTGGCCCGGGTGCGAGCGCTGAGCGACGACCATACGGCCATCTGCTGTGACGCCGGCCGCTCGTTCCGCCACGACGTGTCCGCCGACTACAAAGCCAACAGAAAACCGGAAGAACGCGCCGTGCTGTACCACCAGATTGACCTGGCGCTCGACCGGTTGCGCGGTGATGGGTTTCCGATCTGGTTCGCTAAAGGGTTTGAAGCCGACGACATCATCGCCAGTGCCGCCCGGCGGGCGGTCGAGGCCGAGCACGACGTCTTGATTGTCTCGGCGGACAAAGACCTGCTGCAGCTCATCGCGGACCGCGAGGCCGGCGGCGGGGCCGTCACGGCCAAATCCCTGAAGACCGGCGACATCATCGACGAGGCCGCCGTGGAAGCGCGGTTCGGCGTCCGCCCGGAGCAGATGTGTGACTACCTGACCATCGTCGGGGACGCGGCCGACAACGTGAAGGGCGTGGTGGGGATCGGCGAGAAGGGGGCGGCGCTGCTCCTGCAGAAGTGCGGCTCGCTCGACAATATCTACGAGCACTTGGACGACCTGGTGGCCGAGAAAACACTCAAGCCGTCCCAAGTGCTCTCGCTCAGAGCCTTCGAGTCGCGCCTGCAGGAAGTCCGCACGCTCATCACGCTGCGCACCGATGCGCCCGTCCCCTTTGACGAAATTCTGGAACCCCGTGTGCCCCTGGATGTGCCTGACATGACTGAAGACACTGCCCATACTGCCGAAACCGTCTACGACGATATCGACGAGGCGATGCCCACGGTGACGGCCCCCGCGCCTGACGCACCTGGGGCCCCATCCCCCCCGCCGCCACCCCCGCCGCCAGCGACAAAGCCGGTGGTGAACGGGACGCTGACGGTGCTGGACGGGCCGCCGCCGGACTGGAAAGTCGCGCTGGAGCCGACCTCAATGGCCGAAGCCATCACGCTGGCCAAGCACGCGTTTGACAGCAAGCAGTTCAGTGCCTACGGCACGCCGCAGGCCGTGCTGATGGCCTTGCTCGCCGGCCGTGAACTCGGGCTCACGGCGATGGCGTCCCTGCGTGCCTTGCACATCCTCGAAGGCAAGCCGACGATGTCCGCCGACTTGATGCGGGCGCTGGTCATTAAGTCCGGCGCGGTGAAATTCTTCCGCTGCGTCGAACGCACGGACACCTATTCCACGTGGCAGACGCAGCGCGGGGACGACCCGCCGGTCACGATCACCTACACGATTGAAGACGCCCAGGCGGCCGGCGTCGTAAAGCCCGGCAGCGCCTGGACCAAGTACCCCGCCGATATGCTCACGGCTCGCGCGTCCTCGAAACTTGCGCGCCTCGTGTATCCCGACGTGTTGCACGGCATTTACACGCCGGAAGAACTGCGAGAAAACCAGTGAGCGGGAAGAGTCTGATTCCAACCAGCGTCACCGCTGACCGCGTCCTGGTGAAACTGCGGGAAGCCGAAGCCGCCTTGCAGGGGGCGCGGACGATTCACCAGGCGAAGGTCGTCGCGGACGTCGCGGCGGCGCAGGAACTCTTCGCGCATCGCCAACGGCTCGGCACGGAGATTGAAGGGTACGCGCACGAAATCAAAACCTATGCACTGGCGAAGCTCGGCGAACTGTTGCAGGCGATGCCGAAGCAAGCTGGCGCACGAGGGCGCATGGGCCCTGGACGTGGGAAACGGGGTTCCCCCGTAGGGCCCCGTTTTACTGACGCGGCGACATATGCGGAACTCGGCATCGGCAAGAAAACAGCCACGACCGCCCAACAACTCGCGAGCCTGTCAGCGCCGACGCGGGACGCCATCGCGCAGCGGCAAACTACGCTCGCGAAAGTGGTCCGCGAGAAAACGAAAACCGACCAACTCGCCAAGGTGGCGAAGTTGTCCCCGACTGAGGGCGTGTATGACGTGCTCGTCGTGGACCCACCATGGCAGTACGACAGACAGCCGAACGATGTGGGCCTCGATGGTGAAGTGAACTATCTAACCGAGTCGGTCGAACACCTCAAACAACGCGCGCTCCCGGCGGCCAAGGATGCGGTGCTGTGGCTGTGGACGACGAACGCGTTCATGGCAGAAGCCCACGAGTTGGCGCACGCCTGGGGATTCACGGTCAAGACGATTCTGACATGGGACAAGGTCCACATGGGCCTCGGCTCGTGGCTCCGCAATGTGACCGAGCACTGCCTGTGCTGTGTGAAGGGCCATCCGGCCGTGACGCTCACGAACCAAACGACGTTGATGCGCGAAGTCAGACGTGAACATTCCCGTAAGCCGGAAGCCTTCTATGTCCTCGTCGAGAGTCTGTGCCACGGCCGCAAGTGGGAACTCTTCGCCCGCACCAAGCGACCAGGCTGGACCCATGAAGGCGTGGAGGCCGACCGCTTCTCGGCGTGAGGATGATGATGTTTGTCCATCAGTTTGCCCAGAGCCAGCAAGTAGAAGCGCGTCACGCGGCGCGACTCGACGCGTGGATCGCGGAAGGCTACCGATTTCGAGACGCCACAACCGAAGAACAGTGGCAGGGCATCGACCGCGTGGTAATGACCGATAACGGCCCGGTAACGCTCGACTACAAGTGCGACGAACGGGCGCAGACGACCAAGCGCCTGTTCTTTGAGACGGTGAGTAATGCCACTACCGGCCGACGCGGCTGGATGCACACGAGCCGTGCGGACTGGTTCGTCTATTTCGTCGTCCCGAATGATGTCTGGATGTTTCGATTCGAGCGGGTGCGCCCGCTCCTCCCCGCATGGAAGCAGGCCTACGGGGAGCGGGGCGCGCGGAATGCCACCTACACCACTCTAGGCGTGTGCGTGCCGATGGCGGTCGCCATTCAGGCCGTTGAGTACATTGCCGCGCTTGACCGCCATGATGGCGCGATATTCGAAACCAGCGACCGCTGGACGAAGGAAGCCCAATGAGCGAGACCCCCCTCACCGTGCTCGTGGAAATTCGCGATGCCTTGCGTCAACTCCTGGCCGTGTCGAAAGGGAAACCGTCCGCCGTCGTGTCGCGCGCGGTCAATCCGATTGCCACCGATGCCGACCTCGACCATCCGAAGTACGGCAACCCGGACATCAAGACGCCCCCCCGCGATTGGACGGGGCCCTTTCGCGCGGGGCAGCGCATGAGTGAATCCGAGCCGGCCTTGCTGGACCTCGTCGCGGAACGGTACGACTACTTCGCGACGAAAAACGACCGAGAGAACGCCGTGACGGACCAGGGGAAACCGAAATCCACATACGACCGGATGCGCGCCGCCACCGCCAGAGGCTGGGCCAAACGGCTGCGCAGTGGGTACACCCCCACGCCCGCTCCCCCCTTCCACGCCGAACGCGAGGCTGGCGATGACGAATTCTTCTGACTCGCATACGCACCGCTGCCGCGCGTGCGGCACCGTCTACAACTGTCACGGCGAATGGGTGCCCGTCGACAATGCCGACGGCTGCACGAAGGCCGTCTGCTACTTCTACCACCTCGAAGGCATCAACCAGTGCGGCCCGTGCGAAACCGCGCATCTCCTTGACCTGCCGGATTTGGCGCGGATGATGGCGCATCCGCACTTCGGGGCGATTCGCCGGTTCAAGGACGACGATTGGCTGGTCGTGTTCGACGAGACCGCGCAGGGACGCGCGTGGCGCGGCGACAGTTTGGCGGAAGCCGTCGCGAAGTGGAGTGCGCAGTACGAGGCGGCTCGCCCATGAGTCTGATACGCGCCGATGCGCGGGCGTTGCCGCTGGCCGATGGCGTCGTCCATTGTTGCGTCACGTCTCCGCCGTATTACGGGCTCAGAGATTACGGCGTGGCCGGGCAACTCGGGCTCGAAGCAACCCCGGCGGCGTACTTGGCGGCGCTCGTGGCCGTGTTTCGCGAAGTGTGGCGCGTGCTGCGGGATGACGGGACATGTTGGGTGAATGTCGGGGATAGTTTCGCGGGGTCGGATGCGGTAAGCGGGTGGAGGCAAGGCGATCGGGAGAATACGCGGAATGGGGCGCATGTGAACCGGAACGGGGTAGGGGCAGTGGCCGGTGCGAAGGCGAAGGATCTGCTGATGATTCCCGCGCGCAGGGCGCTGGCGTTACAGGCGGACGGCTGGTACCTGCGCAGCGACATCATCTGGGCCAAGCCCAACCCGATGCCGGAGAGTGTGACGGACCGTCCCACCAAGTCATACGAACATCTGTTTTTGCTGACGAAAGCGGCGCGGTATTACTACGATGCCGGCGCGATTGCGGAGGCGTGTGTATACCCAGGTGATCATGGATTTCTGCGTGGCCCAATCGACGGCTGCGACAGTCCAGACATCGCGTGGCGGGCACGGAGCCAACAGACACGCAAGGTCGCTGGCGTCGACAGCTACACGGCTGGGAAAGAGACGCGCAATAAGCGCGACGTCTGGACGATTCCGACGCAGTGTTACGACGGGGCGCATTTCGCGACCATGCCGGAGGCGTTGGTCGAACCGTGCATCCTGGCCGGCTGTCCACCGGGCGGCATGGTGCTCGATCCGTTCTGTGGCAGCGGGACCGTGGGCGCAGTCGCGGCGCGGCTCGGCCGGCGTTGGGTCGGCACGGATCTGACGTATCAGACGCTAGCCGCCGAGCGCACGGCGCAGCGCGGGCTCGTGTTCGAGGCCGTCTCATGAGAGCCGCGACGTTGTTTTCCGGCATCGGGGCACCGGAGCAGGCGATGCCGGGGTGGCAGTGGCTGTGGCACGCCGAGATTGAGCCCTTTCCTTCAGCGGTGATGGCCGTGAGGCATCCGGCGTCAGTGAACCTGGGAGATGTGACGAGCCATGATTTCTGCGAACGCGCATGCGCCATCGGGCGGCCAGATGTCGTTGTGTTTGGATCACCCTGTCAGTCCTTCAGTGTCGCCGGACAACGGCTTGGCTTGGATGATCCACGCGGCAACCTGGCGCTCGTCGCCTTGGGAGTTCTTGCACGGCTTGAGCCGCGTTGGTTCGTCTTTGAAAACGTCCCCGGCCTCTTGTCGAGTGACGGCGGGCGAGACTTCGGGGTATTCCTGCGAGCAGTGGAAGACAGCAGGTATTGTGCGGCGTGGGCAGTGCTGGACGCGCAGTATTTCGGCGTGGCGCAGCGGAGGCAACGCGTGTTCGTTGTCGGCCATCTTGCAGACTGGCGGGCTCCCGCGGCGGTACTTTTTGAGCCCGAGAGCGTGCGCGGGCATTCTCCGACGCGCCGAGAAGCGCGGCAAGACGTTGCCCCCACACTTGGCGCAGGCCCTGGCAGCGGTGGCCGCACCTATGGCACCGATGCAGACTCGTGTGAAAGCCTCGTCGCGATGACGCTCAACGGCAAGGGCGGCAGCGGACGGAGTGACGACGAGTCAGAGACGTTCGTCACGCATTCCCTTCGTGCGGACGGGTTCGACGCAAGCGAGGACGGCACGGGGCGCGGAACGCCGCTGGTACCGGTGGCCTTCGACGCGCGGCAGTCGGACGAGTTGACAGCCGTGCGCCGATTAACGCCGGTCGAATGCGAGCGCTTGCAGGGATTTCCCGACGACTACACGAACGTCGCGTATCGCGGCAAACCGGCGGCCGACGGGCCACGCTACCGCGCGATCGCCCAAGTGGACGCACTCCAGGGCCATCGCGGACAAATGCCGTTGTCGTTCGAGGCCGTCTCATGATGCGCTGGCTCTTGCATCTGCTCGGCGTGGATGACGAGCCCGACCCGGCCTGGAAACCGACCGGCGTCGTCTATAAATTCCACGGCCACGACGAAAGCAAAGCCCGCGCGCGCTGGGAACAGCAGGAAGCCGAAGCCGCCGCCTGCCGCCAGTCGGCCCAGCGCCACATCAACACGAATCCAGGGCCGCACTCATGACGGACTACTCCGAGCGTTTCTTGCTGTTCTGGAGCAGCTACCCCAAACGCGTGGGCAAGGGCGCAGCGTGGAAGGCCTGGGTGAAATTGCGACCGACGGCCCTCGACATTGACGCCATGTTGACGGCGCTCGCGTGGCAGATCCATCAACCCAAGTGGCGCAAAGATGGCGGCGAATTCATTCCGTACCCGGCGACCTGGTTGAACGCCCGCCGCTGGGAAGACGAACCGCTGACGGCGACGGGGCCGGCAAAGGTCGATTGGTGGGACGAGTGTAAACAGGTCCACGGGGTAGACGCTGAGGGCGTGCCGGTGTGCGGGCAATCGTATTGGCATCATCAACGGATGGCGCGCGAACGTAGCGAAGGCGACAGCGTATGAGGTTCGCGAACTGATGGATAAGCCGAGTGGCTATCACCGCACGCCGCGCAATTGTTGGCGCGATTTCTTGAGGAAGCGAACACATGCGTTTCTATCCGGTCCACCGCTGCGCACGGGTTCACAGCCCGGTCCACGGTGCCGGCAACAGGGCGAACGGGTGGCGCGTGCCAAACCGATGGTCTCGGGCAAGCCGAGACTCACGCGTCCCGGTCTGGTCGAGGAGCACATTGAGCAACTTTTGGCGCGATTTTTTACGTGCGCGCACCAGTCGTTCACTGTCATTCCGGCAAGGGCAGTTACCACGCCAACTGCTTCCCTTGTGACCGTTGGCGACCAGATGGCTGTTGACTGATCGATCACGCGGGTCCTTCGACACCCGCGGTACGGCAACACTTCCGAGCGTCTTCGAAGACATCGGGGGTATGGGCGTTGTGTGATCAGTGGAAGAAAAAAACGCGCCGAATGCGAATTCGCGAGGCCCAATCATGACGCGCACTGACATTGACGAGTCCGTCACCCATCGCCTGACCCTGATTGAAGGGATGCTCCGGCACGCGCAGGTGCTCTGCGGCAACCGCCTCGCGAATCTCTGCGACCTCGCCGTGGCCTCGCCTGGCCTCATCGTGTCGCTCTATCTGGAGGCGCGTGAAGCGATTGAGGCGTCGGGCGCTCCTGAGGACGCGAAAATCGTCATGCGTCGAAGTGTGCAGTTTCAGGTCACACAGCTCCTCGACGTGGTGCTCACGGTCGTCAGCGCTGAAGACCCGAGACAGGCACTCGCTGAACATTGGACCCAGCCGTCCTCCCTCGGCGAGTCGGTGCATTGATGGCGACGAGCTGTGCGTTTGACGATTGTCGGCGTGGTGCGGAATCGGCGTCTCAGCCTGGCATGGTGCGCATCACCGGCCAGTGGGTATGCGCGGTGTGCTGGTGGGGGCACCCGTCGCGACAACCCAAACTCACGCTCACAAGGGCTCCCCTCCGGAAACAAACACGGCGGACCGCATGAGACGGCTCCCTCTCTACAGCCAAGACACGCGGCCATGAGCGCCCAACAGTGCACGGGTCATGATCGCGTCGTGGCCGGGATGCCATTTGTCACCACGCTGGCGCGTCGGTTGGCCTCGTCGCGGCACAAGTTGGAGGTGGACGACTTGGTGCAGGACGGGTTGGTGGGGCTGATGGCCGCCGCCGCTCGCTTTGAACCGGCCCGTGGCATCCCCTTTGAGGCGTTTGCGACGTCACGGGTTCGTGGTGCGATGGTGGACGGGCTGCGCCGTGCCGCTTGGCCGCGCCAGGTGCGGCGGATGCGGCGAGAACTCCACGCCGCGCGCACGCGCCTGCGTCAAGAATTGGGCGCTGAACCCACCCTGGAAGAGTTGGCGGGGCGGTTGCGCCTGGCCGTCGTCCCGCTCCTGCGGCGTCTCCAGCGCATCAGTGCGATGGAGGACACGGTCCGGCCGCCGGCCTCTCCGGCCCCACCCACGCCTGATGTGTTGTACGTGGAACAGGAAGCCCGCGCCCGGGTGCGCCGAGGCCTCGCGGGCCTCCCGCCCAGGGACCAGGTGCTTATCCAACGGTACTATTTCGACGAGACAACGATGGCGGTGATTGCCGCCGAACTCGGCGTGACGCCATGTCGCGTCTCGCAACTACACCAACGGGCGCTCCGGCGACTCCGGGGCCTGCTCGCCACGACGCCACCCGTGACCCCCTGACTGGAGTGATTATGCCGACCCGTCCGACTGTCTTGCGTTTGGCCTTGTGCGCACTCGTCCTGGCCGGGGCCTGGGCGTGCGGCGATACCATCGTCAACATCCCGAACCCGACCCAAGCGACCCCGCTCGATACCAAGCCCGCGGTCATTACGAGCCGATTGGAATTTCGTGTTACGGGCAATGCCACGTCCGCCCGCATCCGGTACAGCACGCCGCTGGACGGCCTGGTGCAAACGACCACGACGCTGCCGTTTTTCACGTCGTTCAACACGACGTCGGACAATCTGTTCCTCTCGCTCGAAGTGACGCCGATCAATTACTCGGCCATCGTGAACAATCCGTTTCTCTCGGCGCAGATTCTCGTCAACAACACGCTGTTTCGTGAGGCCACGTCCACGGATTTCCTGCTCTATACGATTTCGGTGAATGGCGTCTGGCGCAGATGACGCCGCACTGTGGCGCGTGTTTACACTGGAAGAGACGCTACGACGACGCACACGGACGAGGCCGGGGCACGTGCTGGGATGCCGTCCCCTGCGTGATGACGCACGAAGACGACGCGTGTGACGCGTTCCAAGACCGGCTCGCCAACCGGGCCGAATTCGAGGCTATGGCGGACATGTTGCGGCGGACGACACCACGGATGGAGCCGTAATGGTCCGCTGGCATCGACGCGAAGACGCTCTGCCGTGCGAGTGCCTCACTACCGTGAGACTCCTCTGCGCGCGACCGTCCCGGTGGACGCTCACCAAGGACGCGGACACGAAACGCGCGTGTACCGCGCACGCGGTGTTGCTCGAACGTGAAGGCTGGATTCGGCAGTGGCCGGTGGAGTTGGGAAGTTTCTAGATCTGCGATGAGAGAGACTGAAATGAACGATAAAAGACGGACACAGGCTCTACCGGCAACTCGTCACGCGGATCTGGTGTATTTCTGGGACGCACCGGACGACCACGATGAGCGTGATTTCAGCGAGCCAATCATCGGATGGTTGATTGATTGGGATAGTAACGACGGTATGCCTTTCGCACAACCAATTGTGATAGACGGCCCGATCGATAACCGCGCGTACTGCGTGGCATATACAACGATGGCCGGAAAGGTGTGGTACCAATTTCTCAGCGATCGTGGTTTCCTTACGTGGGAAGAGGCGCGTGACTACGGTCGCGAAGCGCAACGAAAGTTGAGCGCGGCGCGAGAGGAACGTCGGCAGCGCAACGTTGCCAAGAATGTCAATGAAGCGCCTACAGCCGCTCGATGAGCGGGGCACGACACCGGTCGGGAAACCGCCACACCTCGCGTGAGGCGTTCGACGGCACCGGCATCAGTTGCAGCGCCTCGCGCTCCAACGCGCTCGCGTACTTGCTGCCCGACTTCACGCTGATGAACCGAATCGACACGGCGTCCCACGCGACCAGGTCCGCCGGCCCTTTCGACGCCGCCGCCCGACACACGGAGAACCCGGCCGCTTCGAGCAGCGCGCGCGCGCGATGTTCCGCGCGTCGGCCTTTGTGCGCGGCGTTCATCAGATGAGCGCGAACGCGCGCAAGAGCCAGAGCACGATGAGCAACACGACGACGACGGTGAGCAGCGTCTTGATGGGCGGCGCCATCGGCACGTACGTGGTGACGAGCCAGAGACACACGCCGAGCACCACAATCACGACGAGCAGCCGCACGATATCCGGCGTCACAAGGGGCTGAAGCGCGAGGAGCGTCATCATGGTTGTGGTCCTCTGACTACTGTTGCAGCATTTGAAGAAGGAGTTTGCGCACCAAGTCCGGGTCGGTGAGTGTGGAGGCCGCGCCGGGCAAGGCTTTCCCGAGGTTGTAACTGGCCTGCCCCATATGGCCCTGCGGAATCGGATGAGACGCCGCCGTCGCGGCGAGCCCGCCGAGTCCTCCCATAATCGCGCCAGGCAGGCCAGCCGCCACATTGCCGGCATTGGCGGCACTGGTGGCATACATCGCGCCCTTCAGGCCGATGATGTCTCGCGCGCCTGCGCGCTTGGCCGCATGAGACACCGCAAGGGCGACAGGCTTAGCCAAGCCGTACGCCTCATTCGCCTCTTCCATGGCAGGGGTGCGCATCGTGGCGTTGACGGTGCGCGCCACGCCCTTTTCTGAGGCCACGGCCACGGGGTCATTGAGCGCATTGTGATAGCGCGGCGCGAGCCGCATGTTGATGCCCTTGACCACCTGCCTGGCCGTCGCACGGTCGACATACTCGGGCATAATTTCCCAACGCGCCCGCAAGGCTTCGAGGCCCGTTGTGGGTGAGGCGCTCGCGTGCGCGGCCTGGATGTCCGCATTAATGCCGCGCAAGATATCTTTCCTCGCGACGGTATCGAACGGCTGACCTGGAATCACTTCCGGGGACACTTCTCGTCGCAGCACGCCTGGGCCGCGCACATTCGGAGCCGCGACCCCTTCCCGCCCGCCTTCGCCGAGGTATTGGAACGAGGGAACCTGGTCACCCTGGAACCCGCCGCGCGTGGCGCTTGGGTCGCCTGGGCGACCAGGGCCCGTGCCTTCCTGATACCGAATATCGCTGAGCCGCATGCGCTGCGGCGAGACCACCATCGTGCTCCCCTCAACGGGTGGAGCCCCGAGCGGAATGTCTTCCACGCCTGTCGCATGGGACGGCAGGAGACGGTCCCGACGCGTGATGCCCACGGGGCGCTCGGGCGGAATCAGTGCCGCTCGTTCAACGGCCTCGCCCGCCGCTGTTTTATTGGCGTACCCTTGCGTCCGATTCTTGGCGGACGGCGCCCCCAGCCCAGCCTCCGCAACGCCGCGCACCACTTGATTCACCCCGGCATCAAGGTCCGTCCCGCCCTTGGAATCCGACGCGAGTTTCGCGACAGGGTCGCGCACTTTCAGCACGCTCTTGAGGAGCCCGAGTCCGGCATTTTGAAGTTTCGGCCCCAGATAATTGGCGGTGCGTTGCAGTCCCGCCGCGCCGATTGGGAGGGCGGCATCGGCGAGCCCGCTCATGACGTCCTCGCTCGCGGAGGTCGGCCGGCCGCTTTCGAGTTTGCGGCCCAGCGTCCCGGCAGCGGCTTGGCCAAGTGCCTGCACGCCGAGACCGCCAGGGATAAGGGTGGCGATACCCTTCAAGAGGTTTTGTGGGCGATTCGACTCCACGACGCTCTCGTCAAATTGCCTGAGCCGAGGGCCATACTTCTGTTCGTCTTCGGCCGAGAGCATCGGCATCCGCCGTGGCGGCGTCATGGCTTTGTTGAGTTCCAGGGCGCGGGCGTCACGCGAGGCCGCTTGCGGATCTGGCGCGGGGGCCTTCGCGCCCTGAATCACGGTCGCAATGTTCTCTTCGGATTCCCCGGCATCGATCATGCGCTGCACAATCGTTTCGAGCGGGATCGAGCCCGTGCGTTGCGGCATGACTAGCCCCCGTACTTCTTGATGAGGTCCGCCGCTGACATTTTGCCGCCCGGCGCCGCGGGCGTCGTCTGTCCTGTCCCCGCCGCGCGCGCGCCGGAGACGCCCACGGTGTCCGATTGCGCCCCAGACAATGCCAGCATCTTCGCCCGCAGTTCGGAGAGGTTCTTGATGGTCGCCTTCGCATTGGCCATCCACACGGTCGGCTTGTCCGTGAAGTCTGGAATCTGTTCCTTGATGCGCTTCGCCTCTTGCTCAGACATCTGCGCGCCCGTAATCGCCTTGATGGTGGCGTTCCGAATCGTGGACGTCAACGCGGCGAAGTCTGCCAAATCTTGCGGCACGTCCATGCCGGGAATCTCCAGGCGTCCCTTCGTGGCGTACCCCATAATCGGCCCGAGCCACGCATCATTCTTCAGGGCAATCATGTCGTTGACGCCCGTGATGACGCTGTCAAGGTTGCCGACTTTGTCGATGACCGACGGCGGCAACTTGTTGCCGATATTCACGCCCGTGGGTTGGCCGCCCGGGCCGACTTCCTGCACCGCCCGGCCGGTCCCATCATTGCGGTTCACCAACATCGGGCCATTGGGCCCAAGGATGACCACCGGGACAGGGGGGCGCTGCGCGGAGTCGTCGGCTTGGCCGTAGTCTTTCCTGGCTTGCACGATTTGCTGGGGCGACGGATTGCGTCCATACGTCCGCAGCACATAGTCCTCAAAGCTCCCCACGTCCGGCGGCCCTTTCGGTACTCGGCTCGCCTCGCGCTCCGCGACGGTCCGCGCCGACGCTTCATCGAGGAGTTGGCGTTCGTCTTCGCGCGTGCTGGGCTTGACGTCCTCATCGCCAATCCGCACTGAACGGACCTTGCCTTGACGCACCGCGGGCGGGGACACGCCCATCACGTTCGTGCCTGGCAGTGGCGGCAAGCCTACGGCGGGCGTGGCCTTTTCGTTCAATCCTTGCGTGGCCGGGTCCACGAGTTCAGTGAATGGCCGGCCCTGCATCGCCGCGAGTTGGTCTTTCGCTTCAGCGCGCTGGTCGAGGCCGGCTTGGCGCGTGCGCCCCTCGGCGGCGACTTGGTCCGCGAGCGCATCGCGCCCGCGCGTATACTGCGTCTGTTCGTCCGCACGTGCGTCTTGCTTGCGCTGCCGCGTGCGCTGAAACTGCTGTTCTTCCTCGCGCTGCGCCAATTCCTGTTCCAGCATCCGCTGCTTGACGATTTCCAGGAGCGCGTCCTTGACGCCCCCGGCCGCATAGCCGCCGGCGAGTCCCATCCCTGGCATTAGCGGCCTCCTGTCGTCGGCGGCCGGTAGCCGCCCAGGGCGCCGGCCGCGCCTGTGCCCAGCGCGCCGAGCTGCATCAACTTGTCGAGCCACCCGGACTTGGGCGGGGGCGTGAGCGCGGGCGTGGGCATCGACGGGAATTGCTTATCACTGCCCGAAAGCAGCCGCTGCTGCGCCGCACGATACGCTTCGTCGCCGAGACTCGACATGTCCGGCCGGCCGCCCGACACCGTCCCCATGTGTGAGGCCAGATGCGCAGGCGGGGTGACTTTCATCGGCCCGGCTTTCACAAATTCGCCCCACGCCGCTTGCCGACGGGCCTGGTCTTCCAAGTCCTGCCCGGTCGTCTTTTGGTTGATGGCGTTCTGCCGGTCGCTTTCGACTTGGCGCTGCCGCAACGTATCGGCCTGGAGATTGAGGCCGGCTTCGCGTTCACGGCCTTGCGCCGCGCCCTGCTGATAACCCCCGAGGATTTGCCCGACGGATCCGAGTTTGCCGAGCGTGCCCAGCGTCCCGGCGCCTTTCGCGGCGAGCGGCACCGCCGTGCTCGCGCCCGCGCCGCCTGCGCCTGCGGCCCCACTCGCCCCGCCAAACGACACGCCCGCCATCGGACTTGACCCGAGCGTCGAGCTGGCCGCGCCGGTTGCGGCGCTCCCCGCGCCTGCGCCGGCCCCTGCCGCCCCGCCGAACGCGCCTGGCGCCAACGCCGCGCCCAGCCCCGTCGCCGCCGCCGCGCCAAGGCCCGTGGCGACAAACGTCTTCAACCACCACGGCCAATGCGTCACATTCGACGCGGGCACGTAGGAACCTTGCCCGCTTTCGAGGTCGGCTTGGTGCGCGGCCTCTTCCGAAGGAAACCCGCTGGCCTCCTGGAGATACTCCCAATTCTTACTGTGGGCGGTGTCAGGTTCCCAGACGCGCAGTTGCCCGTCCGGCCCGGTGATGGATTCGCCTGGTGTCGGCATGGGTCTCTCCTACTTCGGGCCGTTCAGGAGCTTGTCCTGATACCACTTCTCGAATTCCGTCTGCATATTCGCGTAGTCGAACCCCGTCCGATCGGCGGCGGTATCGGCGGCCGACCCAATCTGGTACCGGTTCGTGTCGTTCTGAAGGTTCCCCAAGTAGCGCCGCAGTTCCAGGTCGCTCATGCCGAGCAGTTGCTGTATCTGCGTGGCGTAGGCTTGATTGGCGTTCGATTGCCGCCGAATCTCCGCGTCGGTGTCCGTCTTGTAGAGGTCGAGTTCATTATTGACCCGCGCCAGTTCCATCTCCAGCGCCGCGGCGTCTTCGAAGTTGCCCTGCTTCTGTGCCATGTCGAGCGCGCGTTGGAGTTCGGCGCGACGGTCGGACATGGCCTTGTCGACATACTCGCCCGTGAACTTGGCGGTACTCTCGCCGGCCGCTTGCTTGAGCGCCTGAGTCTGTCCCTCGAAGCCGCCCGAGCCGGCCGTCCCGCTCACGCCGGCCTGTTCGGCGGCCTTGGCGCGGTCCACGTCCAGGCTGCGCATCATCGAGTTCCGATACGCCGAGACGGGCACGGAATTCGCGGCGGCCTTCCCGGCTTCTTCGGCGGTCGGGCCGCTGAGCATCTTCTGAATCTGGTCGTGGACCATCTGGTCAAACTCGCTCGGCGCGGGTTTGTTGATAGTCGTGTTCGGCCGGGGAATCGACGAGCCCCCCGTGGACGGCCCGGACGTATGCAGAAGCTGGTTGATGATGTCGCGATAGGCGTCCGAGACGGTGCTGCCGCCACTTGGCGGCGGCGGGGCGGCGGCCGGCGAACGGTCTTCGGCCGTGCCGGTCGACGGGGAGTTGCCCGTGGTCGGCGGCGCGGGCACGGCCGGCGGCGGATTCGACGGCCCACCTTCAGGTGGCGCATACGGATCGATGGGCGGCGCGACCGCGTCGTCCATCCATTGATTGCCGTACCATTTCCCGGGCCCCTTGGCGTAACTTGGCGGCGGCGGGGGTGGCGTGTGCTGGTAGTCCTCCAGCGTCTTGGGCGGCGTGTACGGCGCGGTCGCGATGGCCATTACTGTCCCCTCAGCATCCGCAGATGCACATCCCGCTCAGTCGGCGACGGGGCCCCGGTTTGCTGGGCGTCCAGTTCCGCCATGACTTGCGCGAACAAGTCTGAGGACGCGGGGCCGGCCATGCCCTCCGTGCTGGGGTCGTTCGACGACGACGGGCGGCGCGCGGGGGTATTACTCCCCGTCCCCGGCGCATCGCGCATCCGCGTTTCCCAATAGTCCGTATTGGTCCCATTGAGCCCCGACGGACCCGTCAAGTAGTTCCGCCAGTTCGCTTCGTTCTCCGCCCCGCCAACCCAGGGCAAGTTCTTGTACTTGTCAATGAGCGCGTCCACCGGCGAACCAGGTGGCGCAGGCGCGGGGGCCACATTCGGCTTCGCCAGTGGGTCATTCGGGCCAGGCGGCGGACGATACGGGGAGGTCGCCATTAGTCTGTCTCCTCCAGATGATGGTGAATGATGACTTCATCCACCTCGCACGTGACATTGACCAAGACGGTCGTCGCATTGACGGTACTGGCCCAGAGGCCGCTCAAGGGGCTCACGTGCAAAATGGCCTCGCCTGGATTGCTATAGACGACCGCCGACGTGTTGCCTGCGCCTTGGTTCAGGAGACACATGGACGCAAAGTAGGCCGCGACGGTCCAGCCCGTGGGTAATGTGACGATCAGTTCGTTCGGGGTCCCCGTGACGGACGTCTGCTGCAGCATGACCATGTAGTGCAGCGTCTGGCCGACCAAGGCGTACCGATGCGTGAGCACGTCGGACGCCTCCACCCCCCAGGCCGTGCCCGCCCCCACCGAGAAGAAATTCGAGGCGTTATAGGGCACCGCTGTCCAGTCGCCCATCGCGGCGGCTCGGCCGTGCTGAAAGACACTCTCGATATAGCCGCGTTCAAAGCGTTGCGTAAACCCGCCCGGTCCGCCGAGCCAGACTTCCGCGAGACTCACGTCCCGCCGCACTTCGTAGTGCCCGCCCGTCCAGACGATGAGGAGCGGCCGGTCGCCATTGGTGACGTTATCAAACAGGAGCGCCGGTCCACCGCTGACACTCGACGAGAGCACATCCCACGCGTGTTGGCCCAGGCCCGCCGCCGAGGCTTCGGGTGCCAAGCGCAGGCCGGGCCCAGTCGGATTGGGCCCGCCGCCCACGTTCCCAATCCGCACCAGCGCGGTCAGGGGCTGATTGAGCGCGTTGCGATACCGAATCGTCAGATAGGGCGTCTGGTCGGTCGGCGTCGACTGAATATCAATCCGCGTGCCGAGCGCGAGATTCCGCACAAACGACGACGGGTTCTTCAGTTCGTCCCGTACGGTCACGGGCCCATCGACGACCACGTTCTCGGCCGTAATCGCTCCGTGGCCACCCTGGTCAGTGTGCTGCTGGCGCAGAAACGTATTGACCTTCGTGACGAGGCCGTCGAGTTCCTGGACGGTCATCTCGTCGAGTGTCGCCGGGTTGTCGAGATACGGGAGCGCCATCAGCGGGCGCCCTCTTCGAGTTCATCGGCCCCAATCCACACGTCGAGTTCGAACGTCTGGTCGAGCGCCGCGCCGTCCCCGAGCGTGACCTGCAGTGCAAGCAGGTCGGCCGCGTCGGTCGCGTCGTAGAATTTGCGCACGCGCGTCTCGGGCCCGCTCGCGACGAGCGATTGCGTGGTCGACGTCGACGTCAGGCCGAAGTTCTTCACGAGGCCTTGCGTGATGGTTGCGGGCCCGGCTTTGGCCACCAGATACGCTTCCATGATGCGCTTCACCCGGCGCAGCGTGCCGCCCACGAACGGCCGCGACTGAATGCGCGCCTGATACGGCGTGCCGGCATCGGTGTTGATGGTGCCGTCCTGCCGCAACAGTTGTTGCGTGCCGGCCGCCACGGTGAAGTTGCCGACATACGGCACTTGGGCCAGGGGCCGCACGGCATCGAGCGTTTTCGCAAACATGACGGCGCAATGGGCCTGCGCGAGAATGCCGTCATAGACCGACCAGCCATACCGGAGAATGGACCCGCCTTCCATCCGGCCGCGCGAGACGTCGAGCGTGAGCAGCGTATCGGGCCGACCGCTCGTGCCGGTCGCGATCCACCAGAGCACGAGCTTGCGGGCGGCGTCATAGATGCCAAACGCGACGTGCCCCGCATTCAGGTTGACGGTCTGCCAGATGTCAAAGACGTCCTTGCCCATCCACTCGATCGTGCGGCCGACGCTGATGCGGCGGGGCCCGTCCCCGGGGTCGAGAAAATAGAGCGCGGGTTGGCCGTCCTGGTCCTCGCCGATGACCTGCGACCAGTGACTGACGGAGCCATAGGCGGTCGTCATCACGACACGGGCAAAGGGCGCAATCGGGTCCCCGGTCGGCACGAGCATGTAGATGCCTTTGCTTTGAAAGGCATACATGCGATTGTTCAACGGGCCCGCGAGACCCCGGTCAACCCCACCGCCGCTCGGATTGCAATCAATCCAGCCCTGTTGCGTGAGGGTGTTACTCACCCGTTCGTCGTCGCCCGTCTCGGAACTGCCGAGCGCCGGCGAGAAATAGATCCGACCCGCAACGGGGGCCATGGCATCGCCCGCCGCTGACTCCCAGACGCCAAAGCCAAACAAATGCAGGCCGTCACTGCCGAGAAATTTCACGGACGGGAACGGCGTGTTCGCCCCCACGAGCGGCGAGAGTTCGCCGAGCGCATAGTCGGCCGGGTTGACCGTGTCGTAAAAGTCGGGCGGGCCGCCAACCGCGATATTCCCTGACAAGGCGTAGTAGGCCAAGTCATCCGCCGACCCGTGATATTGGAAATGCGTTTCCCCCTCCCCAAGACTGGTCCCTGGCATGAGGTGGGCCGAGTCGCCCGTCCCCGACGGCGTGAACGGCGTGGCCGCGCTGAGGTTCGATTGGCTCACGATCACGCCGCCGACAATGCGCTTCGTTTGGTAGCGGTAGTAACGCAGGACCGCCGGATAGGTGCCGACCCCACTGTCGTTCACGAGCGGAGCGCCCGGGGCCGCCAGGCCTGTGCGGCGAATGAACATGGTGCTGTACACCGGGTCGTACGCATGGAGGCGGTTGGCGGCGGAATTGTAGGCGATGAAGAGTTTGCCGTGATGTTGGACAAACGTCGTCATGTAGCCCCGGCCCGGCTCTTCATACGGGTCGTAGGGGACCAACCTGATGGCCGCCGCCACGGGCACGCGCAAGATGGTGCCGGTCGTATCCACGAGAAAGAGTTCTTCTTTGGTTTCGTCCTGGCCCGGGAGAAACGCCGCCAGCGCGAAGTACCCCGTGAAGGCATCGCCGGTGAGCGTGACCGCTACGGACCCGTCACGTTTTTTCCCGAGCGCGCCCGTGAAGCGCCAATTCTGCGCGACGACCGCCATATCGTCCGGGACGGCGAGGGGACTGTCGAACCCATTCCGGCCGAGACAGACCGTCCATTCGAGCGGGCGGGTCTGCTTCGTCGCCACCTACCACCGGCCTGTCGGAAAATTCACGCCATCATGGTCGAGATTGTTGCTGCGGTCGCGCAGCCGGCCGACGCGCGGGCGATAGTCGGGCGGATTGATCACCCGGTCGCGTAGATACTTCAACTTCTGTTGGTAGCCCGCCGCCGCCATGGCCACGCGGGAATCGTCCCGATATTCGTACTCCCGCATCCGCGCGTAGTCGGTCAGGATGTATTGGAAGTCGACCGGAATCTGCGGAATCGGGGTCGTCGCCGACAAATCCGCCAGCAAGACCGGGCCGTCGGCCACGTAGGTGTCCGTGCCGCTCGGGGTCGGCCAGAGGCGAATCAGTTCATAGCGGCTCGTCGTCTCGCCCTGCGGGATTTGCGCAATCAGGTTCCCGCCCGTGGCCGCATCGTACACATTGATGAGGGTGCCGAGCTGCGGCGGCTGATCGAGTTGGATGTCCTGAATCATCCGGTAGTCGTTGAAGCCGCCAATCTTGACGCGTCCGAGTCCGGTGATGAGCGCCGATTGCGGCGGGAACGGGAAATACTCCTCGCGTCCTGCGCCACGCACCGTAATGTTGAGGGTGGGCGTGAGCGCGCCTGGGACTTCGGTATCGGCCCAGAGTCCGGTGCCGGCGGGCGTGCGCAAGGCGGGCCCCACCCCGTAGCGCACGTAATGGGTCGGCGTGCCGGAGGAGTCTTCCTGCGGGTCGATGGTCCGAAACTCATCAGCGGTCATCAGGCGCAATCGGGTGGGGTTGGTCTGATTCACGAGTTGGTCGATTTGCACGAGGATTTGCGGCACCCCGTAGACCTTCAGGCCTGGCACGGACGTGAACGTGACGGTCCCCATGCGTAGGGGCGCGAGTTCCGGCATCGACAGCAAATACCGATAGCCTTCATTGCAGTAGCGAGTCAGACGCGTGGTGACGGCGGCCGACGGCGTGCCGTCGCTATAGCCCAGATCGGAGTAGAGCGCATTCAGCAGGTCCGTTAGTGTCATGGCAAGCCACTCACGAGCAACGCACCATTCACGTCCGTGCGGCCTTGGAGATTCGCGAAGGGCGTGAGCGGCGTCACGCCGCCGGTCGGCGTCATATTCGCCACCAGCAGCGCGCCATTTCCATCCGTACGGCCTTGAATATTGGCGAGCGGCGTCACGGCGGTTGGATTGCCAGCCGAGGCAATCGGCGTGACCACGAGCGCGCCGTTCGCATCCACCCGTCCCCGCAGATTCGCGAGCGCCGTGCGCGGCGTATAGAACCCGGTCGAGGCCACACTTGTGACCACGACGGCCCCGGTGTCATCGACGCGAATCGGCAATTGCGCGAGCGGGGTAAGCGGCCCGAGCGCCCCGGTAGTACCTGGCGAGACCACCAGCGCGCCGAGGCTAATCGTCCGACCGAGCGCATTCGCGAAGGGACGTGGCGGCCCGATCACCCGGTCGGGCGTGAGCCGCAGCGCGTAGTGCTGGCTAATCTCCGTGGCCGTCAACACGCGCGGATAGATCGCGATGTCTTGGAGCGAGCCAATCCACGAGCGCGGGTCATCGTGAAACGCGGCGAGCGCCCGTGGTCCACCCCCTGGTCCCCCCATCGCCGCGAGCGCCTGTGCTGTCCCGATGGGGACGCCTTGCACATAGAACTGCACGCCCATCGCGACACTGGCGCTGACCGCCATATGGACCCACGCGCCGAGCGTCGGGGCCTGCGGCACGGTCACGCTGAACGTGAGCATGGCGGTCCCGTTGTGGTACGTCAGTCGGAATGTCGTCGGGAGATCATCGCGGCGTTCCCAGATGTATTCCCCGCCGAAATAAATCTCGGCGGTAATGATCCCCATGTTGGAGCCACTCGGCGTCGTGGTATAGCCCCACGCTTCGAGCGTGATGGCGGGGGCGGCCACCGGCAGGCTGGGCGGCAGGAGTTGCCCCGGCACAGCGAACGTCATCGCGCGGGACGATCCGATGCCGGGCTGGTTGACCGTCACCGGGCCGGCGATCGGCGCATGACGCGTGCCCGCCAAATCGCGGGCGGCCGTGCTGCCATTCGGATCATCGAGCGGCCAGTAGGCGGACGCGCCATCGGCCAGAACGCGCGTTTGATAGGGTGACAGGGGTGGGGGTGGAGGCGCAGGCGGCCCCACCATGAACTCCACTTCCAGTTCAAACGGATTCGTCGTGCGAGTGCCCGACACGCCGAGCAGTCGGTAGTAGCGATAATCGGTCGCGTTCGTCGCGAAGCCGCCGAAATAGGTGAGCGACCCAGGGGCGGCCACGGCCGCGCCCAGGACCACCGTGCCACTCAGGTCGATCCAAGTGGAGTTATTGGTACTCCCCTGAAATTTCCAACTCCCCTGGTCGCTGACGGCGGCCGAGATAAACACGCGGGCTTCTTGCACGAGGTACGACGCGCCCAAGTCAAACGAAATCCATCCCCCGGCCGTCCCGCCTGCCGACCAGAAGGCTTCGTTGGCGAGACTGCCGTTAATGAGATTGGCGGCTGACCCCGCCCCCCAGGTGAGTCCCCCCCCAATCGCCGTCGTGATGGTCCCGGTGCGATTCCCACTCCCGAGGGCGTGGGTATAGGAGGTGGTCCCGCCCTCGTCAATCTTGAACTCAAATTCATAGATCCACGGCGTGCCACTCGCCGGCCCCGTCACCTGAAACAGCCGGTAGAAAATGTAGCCGGTCGTATTGCCGGCGAGACTCGTCATCGTCTGGGTCGTGACCCCGCCGAGCGTGAACGTGCTGCCGATGTCCGTCCACGTCGTGCGATCGTTACTGCCCTGCCACTTCCACGTGCCGTGCGCGGTCGCGGCGGATTGATACATCTTGGCTTCGTCGATGATCTTTTTCGACGCGAACCAGAACTCCACGATGTAGGCCGAGCCGAGTC